CTGTAAATTCAAGCGCGGCATCTAAACCATTGGGAAGCCTCCCTTCCTGTAAAAAAGTATTATACTTGTGTGCCGAACTTAACCTAAAAACGTGAGCCTCATTAATCCAAAGCTCCACCAGTCCATATTTAGAATCACCAGGATTCCTGGGTGGAAATTTTTTTAACTCTATAAATTCTATCATCATAACTCCTAAATTTTGTAAACACTTTCATCTCTCACGGACCAACAATCTCCCCCGCAGTAAACTTTGATATACCCGCTTCCCAATACATGAGTTATAACGCCCAACATTGGACTCGGGGTTTCCATAACCCTTGTGGGAATATTAAACTGCTCGCTTCGGCCTCCTATAACTTCACAATCTAGAAGTGTAACAGCCTGGGGGATGTGTACAAGATCCCCTATTTGATATTGAGTATCCATTAATCGGCGCTGGCCACTTCTGAGTTTTCAGTAAGATTGAGAGAGGGTGACGCAGCGGGTGCTGAAACGGAAGGATCGCTGACGGCTCTCTGGTATTCATCATATCCCTTGACAATCTCTACTACTTCACTCAATCGTGTGTCCAAATTAAAAAGCGCCTTTCGAAACTCTTCTACCATTTCGAGACACTTGTTTACATTAACAACCTTGTCCTCGTCGTTTTCGCCCTTTAACTCTGCTTGAACATCATTAAACATTCCAATTGTTTGTTGCATATCATCAGCAGACAAACTAACGAGTTTAGCTGCCTCCGCCAAGACGTCCTCCTCCTCAACTGTGTAAGATAATTTAACTCTCATTTTTATTCCTTTCTAAAATATTGTTTGCCAAATTGTGGAGAGAACCAAGCCAAGCCCTACTGTGACCACAATCCATAGGATTTTAGTATTATTGTTCTTCCAAGCTTCTAACAGATCTAGTCTGGCGTCTAGTCTGCTCAATCTCGCATATAATCCTTTGTCGGGGTTGTAAACCGCTTCTTTAATTTTATTGATATTCTCCGCCAACTCGTCTTGTTTATCAAGAAGTACTTGCATTTTGGTTGCAATCTCGGTCATCATTACAGTAAGTTGCTGACTATATTGTTCGTCGTCGCTCACAGCAAGCCCTCCGCTATAACATAAATAGAACTATACCTCTATAATCGCATGCGAAGTTGTAATTAAGGTGCCCGCCGCCGAAGCAGCGTTCTGGAGGGCTGTTCTTGTTACTTTTACAGGGTCCACGATGCCCGCCTCTAACATATCAACTACCTCATCATTTCTAAAATCGTATCCAAAATTCCCTTCCAGCTCCTCTACCTGGTGCAAAGTTAAATCAGGTGATAATCCACAATTTGTCGCCATCTGTCGTAGCGGAGCAGTTGCGGCCGCCGTTACTATATCAACGCCAAATTGCTGATCCTCATTCTCAACCCCCACGGCGGTGAGAGCGTTACACGCTCGTAAAAGTGCAACACCACCCCCGAGTACAATACCCTCCTGCTGTGCAGACATCACCGCTTCCAGTGCATCTTCAATTCGATGTTTCTTCTCAATCATTTCAACCTCGGTTGCTGCTCCAACGTTGATAACCGCCACTCCGGCAGCCAACTTTGTAATACGCTCCTGAATCTTTTCGCATTCACGAAGTTCATCCAATGCTTGAAGCTCAGCCTTCAGTAATTCGATTTTCTTATCAATTTCCTTAAAATTGCCTTTACCACCAATAATAGTTGTGTTGGTCTTGGTAATATCGATCGAACGACATTGGCCAAAGTGTTGAAGTTTAATGTCCTTTAGGCGCACTTGGCTATCGCGTGAGATATATTCAGCGCCTGTCGACAACGCCAGATCTGCAAGAATGTTTCGTCGTCGTTCGCCATAGAAAGGCGCCTTCACAGCAGCAATCTTCAGCGTACCTCGAACTGTGTTCATAATCAGAGCAGCGAGCGCTTGCCCTTCAATGTCCTCGGCCACAATAACGAGGGCCCTTCCGTCCCGCGATACAATCTCAAGCGCTGAGAGAATCTGATCCACACTATCAATTTTATTATCGGTGATAAGCAAGAGTGGTGAATCAAAGTGTGCTGCTCCGCGTCGTTCGTCTGTTACGAAAGCAGACGCCGCATATCCAGACTCCAGCCGAAAACCCTCAATAATATCTAGACTCGTGTCAACAGTCCTCGATTCCTCAATCGTGATGCTCCCGTCCTTGCCTGCCTTATCAACTGCCGTGGCCACGAGCTTGCCAATCGTTCGATCATTGTTGGCTGAAATAGTTGCAATGTTTTCAACATCATCCAGAGTTTCAACGTGCGTGGCACTCTTCTTAAGTTCGATCACAAGCTTCTCGACTGCAGCATCAATCCCTCGTTTAAGCTCTACGGGGGATGCGCCGGCAGTAATATATCTTTGGGCGCCCACAAGAATCTCTCTAGCCAATACAGTTGCGGTTGTAGTACCGTCGCCAGCCATCGTATTAGTCTGAGAGGTTGCCTGCTTTATAATTTGAATGGCGGCATTCTCGAATTCATCATCCGCATGCACAAAAGCTGAAACAGTTACTCCATCCTTGGTGATGAAGGGCTCTTTACCCTTCTCGTGAAGGATGACGTTGCGACCCTTGGGGCCCAGAGTTGCCGCTACATTATCGGCTAGGGTATTTACTCCCTTTAATACTTTTGCGCTTAGTCCAAAACGAGACTCAAATTTACACTTGGGCACACGTCACCTCTCTTCCAGTTAGGTTTATTATAACACACTTATTTATAAAGTCAAACTATTTTTATTCTTCTTGGATATATCGTCGTTGTCCGGCGGGAACTGGCCCAGCCATCGACGAAGCAGATCCCGCTGGTGCGCCAGTCTTCTGGCCGCTATGTTCAGCCGTCTTCTTCTGAATCTCGTCAGCGCTGGCGATCGCCTGGATGGCGAGTCCACTGTCCTTATCGCTAAGCCCTCCGGCAAAGAAGCCGTTAAGACTATCCGATAGAGTTTTAAGGGAAGTAAAAACCGTAAAGATCTCGTCGTTAAGAATCTCTGACACTTGCTTGAGCATTATTTCAACGTTTTTGCCGCCGATACTCAGGACGCCAAACTTCTGGGTGTTAATGGGGGGATTGTCTGTGGTCGACTGCGCACGGTTAAGTGCAAACTGGAACGTATCCATATAGCCGAGGGTATTCTTGAGGGCGAGCGCCTTGTGTGCTGCCGGGAGGCCCTTATAAAATTCAACAAGCTCTCCCATGTCGGTCATCCACTCCGTGGCATCTAGTGCCGCCTTACGTTGCTTCTTAAGTTCGGATGCCTTCAGACGCTCGAGGATATCTTCGTTGGCGAGATGAAGAATTTTACTGATTATATTAAGTGCACTCGCGCCTACTTTGGGGTGACTCTCACTATACACGTCTCTTACCACTTGCTTAAGTTCTTTTGAGTGGGGGAGCTTAGACATCCCGCGAAGCACAACTATCACATCCCCACGTTCGCTAGGCGCAAAATATCGGTCACTTTTCGCATAATCGATGGTATCCAACATCTGCTCAAACTCCTCAGCGCTGGGAACAACAGGGTGATCGGGCGGCAGCTGCTTAAGTCGCGCCATCGCGTTGGCACGCCATTCGCTCTCTAATACTTCAGCCGATGGCAAGTTTTCTCGTGCCGGCAATCCTGCGCTATAATCTTTGGCGGCGCCACCACGAACTGATTCTACAAACTCCATTGGGAGATACAAGCATTTCTTGGACTTGTCCATAGAGACAGCAAGAATTGCAAACACGTTATCCAACGTGAAATCAAACTGATAGAAACCAATGGTTCCCGTCTGCTTGAGACCGTCTCCGGTAATGCGCTTGGTGCACAAGACATACCTCATCGCATTGCCGTCGGGATGGTTATACTTGGGCTCTACCAAATCGTTAACTAGATCTGTGAAACTGCCTTCAACTTTTAGGGTCGTTTCGGCATACAACTTCAAAGAAATTGGTATATTCTTACCCGTGGTGAAGTCAGCAATCGTATTGGAATTGGTAGGGATCTGCGTTCCCTTTAACAGGGTGGCGAGAAATGATTCAAAGGTGAAGCCGGCAGAGGCAGCATTAAAATTGGTGACCACCTTGGTCAAGGTCTTATAGAAAACCAAATAAGATATCAGTTTCTTGATTACTTCTACTCGATCGTCGCCGGCGTCTGCCACAATTTGGGACGGCCCATTCTTATAGAATGTTTCCAATGATTCGATTTGTTGCTGGAAGGTTCCGTCCTCTATTCCAATATTCTCAAGGTACTGCTCAAGCAACGCGCGCTGGGGTCCAAGGATTTGTTCCCCCTCCTCGCCGGTGCTTACATCCGACCACCCAATCTCAGAGATTGGAATATCTGGGATCATCGACCAATCAAAAGTGGCCTTAGGGGGCATATTTACATCTGCCTCAGATAACAGAAACTTTAATACCTCGTTAATGAGGTTTTCATTCTCCGCTTTCTTATAAAAACTCTCAACAAGCGTATCAATATTCATAATTTATCCTCGGGCGCTAATACTAATTAGATGATTTTGTCAACAAGACCCATTTCTACTGCTTGTTGGGCTGAAAAATATTCATCCGTATTCTTAGAGAAAATACTGTAATATTCACCAACTGAAAGATTGGAGTTCGCTGCGAGTGCTTCAATCATCATTGCTTCCACTTTCTTAAGTTCCGCAAAACTTGTACGAATAGTAGGATGGGTGCCTCCCACCTCACTAGAACAGTGGTGGATCATAAGGCGCGCGTGCTTAGAAATGTGGCGCTTTCCGGGTGTTCCAAAGGCAAGCAGAGGGACAGCTGCAGAAGCAATTCTCCCATAGCCAAAAGTGGCGATGTCTCGATTGCACTTTACCAGTTCCATTAAATCATAGATGGCAAACATGTCATTGACAGAGCCCCCGTTGGAGGAAATAAAGAATTCAACATCCTTGGTCTCTTTTATAGAACTTGGATCTTCGTGTAATATCTGACCACCGTTAAGGGTAAGAAGACTGAGTGCAATCTCCTTCATAGACTCTTCGTTAATTTCGGAACACAGCCCCAGAAGAGAGCTTTCTTCCTCCTCTTCTTCTGTCTTTTCCTCCTCTTCTGTTACTTCTTTTATACCCTCTTCTTCGTGGGTGCTATCATAAATCATAATTTTTCTTTCTCTCAATTATTGAGGCTTTCTTGGATTCTTCCAGAAACTTAATTGCTTCCTTCCAGTTGGTGAACGGCATCAGCGTACGAAACCGCTTGGGAGCCCCATCTATTAAGGATAGTATAACTGAATTTTTCCAGTTTGTCAAGGTTCTTTGGTCAACTTCCTCAAAGCTGCGAATTTGATCGTCGGTAAGGTCGGACTTTTTCATATGCTTCCGTTTTAGCTCCGTAAGAAATGATATATCCTCAATAATCTTCACACACATCAGTAAACAATGAGCAACAACTTCTTGTACAAGGCGCCACATATGAACAACTTCAAATATTTTGGACAAGTAAACACTGGCAAAGATGCCAGCGCCAAAGCCCAAGACCACAAAAACCATTAATTCTCCGGTTGTTACTTCATACATAAAGACCCCATAAAAAAAGACTGCGAGGTTTCCCTCACAGTCCTTAGTATACGTTAAGAGCGCTTGAAAGTCAAGCGTTTATTCTACTTCTTCGAAAGCGCACTCTTCAAAATTCGTGCAGCAACGCGCTTGGTGATCTGTTCGACGAGTTCGTTGGTGTTCGCGGTGAGGCCCTCTTCGAAGCCGTAGCCCCTGGACCCAGCTGGGGATTTCTTTGGCGTCGACTTGGGCATAACGCTGGTAATACGGCCCGGGGTCTCGTGCTTGGTCGCTTGGATGTGCGCCGCGCGCTTCTTCTTACTGGCAACATCCGCCGGGCCTTCGGGCTCGTCGAGTACAGCCTGCGCTGCTCGAGAAAGGCCTGATGCAGTCGCCTCTTCGAGTTCGTCTTCATCGCCCTCTTCAAGCTCTTCAAGGCCTGGCTCTTCCGGGCCCTCTTCACCAGGAAGCTCAGGCTCAAGTCCAACTTCCGGCTCAAGGTCCGACGGCTCGCCGGTGGACGTCGCTTCGATTTCAAGACCTTCAACACCAGCAGCGCGGGCAATAACCTGCAACGCAGCGAGTACCTCTTCCTCGGAGGGAACATCTTCAGCACCGGGTTCCATAACCTCTTCGGCTTCCGGGTCGACAACAGGAAGATCGACGGCTTCGTCGCCTTCAAGGCCCGGATCGGCACCAAGCTCGGCCTCGGGATCCTCGATTTCGCGCAAACGAGCGCCGGCTCGGCCAGCGTCAACAGGCGCGCCATATCCAGCGGGCCCTTCGCCGCGGCCGCGGCCATGGCTTTCCTCAAGGTCTTCCTCGGTAGTATTACTCTCCGTGAGTCCCTTAACGAAGCCGGGAGTCAGCGGCTCCAGCTTTGCCAGTTTCATAAACTGACGGATTTGTGATTCATTTAATAGATTCTTTTTGTTTGACATCGTCGATTATCTCCTAACATATCGCGAATATGCTACTTTTAAATAGTATTTTCCCTTAGTAATGTCTTTTTTAATTTAAGAAGAGTAGCATCAACAATTTGTTTTATCCTAACGGTACTAACTCCGTGTCTCTTCCCTATTTCTTCTAAAGTCATCGGACCATGCTTCTTAACTGCGAGAATGGTGCAGTTCAAATCTTCTTCATACTCTATAAATAAGCGACATTCTCTGTTTTTACAGCTTGTTTTTGCTAGGTAGCACTCTTTTGCACAATCTCTCATAATTCTGGTAATTCCTCTTCTAATATGTCAAATATATTTTCAATTTCTGTTTCGGTCAGCGCCAAATCTTGCAACATTTTTTCTCCCTTTGCACGCAACTTGCGGGACTTTGTGGTTCTCGCTTTAGATTGGACCTTCTTATTAATTTTATAATCGTCTAAGAACTCCATAAATAACGGATTCTGCTCCAAGTATGATTCAACGCAATATCTAAAAAATTCACTTTGATTTCGAATTTGATCGTAGTAGAGCCTTATCTTTAAATTCTCATGCAATTTGGAATCTATACCAAAACTTAAGATTGAATAATTTTCTCTGTGATCACTCATCGTTTCAAAATATGCGTTGAACTTTCAAGCTGGCCGCTGCCAGTCTGTCTTATAAATTGTGCTTTGCCCTGAAGTTCTTTAATGCTTCGAGCGCCCGAGTATGAAAACCCGCTGCGAATCCCTCTGGCCAATTCCTCTAATACATTTTTTACAGGGCCCTTACAAGGCACAGTGGTGGCAATTCCCTCGACTGAAGACGTCTTTCCGCGCCACTCCACTTGAGCGTCGTTGCTGGCCATTCCTCGATAAGACTTAAACTTACCTTTACGCGTATTAATTACATCGCCAGGAGTTTCATCAGTACCTGCAAGCACAGACCCAAGCATAACGAAGTCAGCACCAGCCGCCAAAGCCTTGACAATATCTCCAGCGTTCCGCAATCCTCCATCAGCAATGATGGGCGCTCGCCGGTTTGATTTAGCACAATTAATAATTGTTTGAAGGCCCGGAATACCGTGGCCAGTCTGAATCCTAGTTGAACAAATAGAACCGCCGCCAATATTGCAGCGCACACTATCGGCTCCCCAATCGACCAAGTCATTGTAACCCTCCAAGGTTGCAACGTTGCCAGCCATAATGTGGACCCCGTCGCCAAACACTTGCCGCAGGGTCGCCAACGCCTCTTTCATTAAAATGTGGTGGCCGTGGGCCACATCAACACATAAGATTCTAACGCCAGCACCAACAAGGGCGCGTGCTCTATCTAAATAGTCACCAGAGGCACCTATTGCTGCAGCAACGTTACCATTTGCTCCCACAATAACCTCGTCGACCAAGGCAGCCTGACGCTCAACAGTATTATAACGATGGATGATCGCGAGGCCTCCCTGCTGCCACATAGCAGTTCCCATTCGAGATTCTGAGATAGTATCCATGGGACTGGCGATGATGGGTAAGTCGAGCAGTACGGTGGCATGGGGCCCCGGAAAAGAATTTCCTATGTTAATCTCTTTGCGACTCTTAATATCAGAATATTGTGGGACAAGTAATACATCATCGTATGTCAACCCTTTTGCTGCGTGACCTTTAATATTCATTTATAACTTTTAACTTTCTTCTTTTCCAACATTGTGCCCCATTTTTCGTAGCGACCCTAACCATTGGCAATGGTTCAACCCGGAAATGTTGAGGTAATGGTTGTATTTCAAACACTTCAATTACAATTCCAGTCATCGCGGGGGCATCTCCGTCTCGGCGGTGGCTTGCTACAAAATCACCCGTCTTCATTTGCTCTCTAAATCTGTGCTTTCGAGCAAAGTATAAGTAAACGAATTCCCAAATTGTTTTTCAGCGGCCCGAGCAGTCATCATAAGCTCCTTGAAATCACCATCGTTTTTAAAGACTTGACAACCTGCGCTCCATTTGTCTACTTGGGTAGAGTTACGGCCCGCTTTGTGGATATTAATTCCAAAATATCCTGTAGCTATCGTATCGTCGTTCATATCGTGGATAGAATCGCGATTGCCGTCGCGCCACACTGAAAGTGGGGATCCCCGCTGACACAAAGCATCATATTTACCCCGATGCTTATCAATCTTATAAGCGCCCCGATACTGGCCCGGGCAAAGTATAGCAGTCCCATTTACATTCATGGGCTTCCTGAGCCAATATAAACCAGGGTCGGTGGTGATCTGATATGAATCCACGAGCCACCTTTTATGGGTATCTCGATATATGGTAAGCAAACCATCATCAAACTTGTTGACGCGACCATCCATATTTCTAATACCGATAATATTTACGTTATGGGAAAGATTTCCATCAAAAAAACCGTAATCTTTCCCTTCTAAAATTCCTTTAAATCTCTCTTTAATGATCTCGGCGTGAAAGCCTCTTATTCTTGACATTCTATTACCTCTTCTATTGTACCCCAACAATCAGGACATGTCAAGTGCACGGCTTTCTTTTCTTCCAACACGGTGATCATCCAAGTTTTAACTGTTGTGTGATCCCTCGTAAATAGTTTTTTACAAACGCAACACTCTGTAGGGTGATTCATCATTAGAGAAGCCTGAGAGGCTAGCCGTTCCTGGGCCTCTTTGCGTTTCTCTTTTCTTTTAGTTGTATTTACTTTTCTTAATTTTGGCCTACTCACGTTCTTTCCAATGGATAAAAATCAGGCGCTAGCGCAACTGGCGATTTGTAGAGCATATCAGAATGAAACACTACAACTGCCGACGGGAAGGGGGCAGCATTGGCGGAGGTGCCAAACTTTAATCGACCACGAACAAGGTGAACTTCTTTTGCTTTCATTACGTAATCGTGCCACCACTTGGTATCGGTTCTGGATGGAATCAACATTACAACAACGGTGTTATGTTTCTTTGATTCTTCATATCCCTTTTTAAGCCACACACCTATGCCGCGGCCATAGGGGGGATTTACAAAGACAGTCTGGCCCTTCCAATCTTGGGCGAGACCATCGTCCTCTTCGGTATAATATTTTTTACACTTAGCGCTCTTGGATGTAGCACAAGGATCTAAAGTGAAGTTAAATTGTTTATCGAGCTTATCGTAAAAGCCTTGGGGCGTATCCCATTCGCTACTTGCCGAACTAAAACCTACAGCACCCAGTGACTGTTTCCATAGTCCGGTTCGAAGCTGGCTCATTTTCCCGTACTTCCAAGTGCGCCCGCATCGCGATCTGAAATAGTGATTGGATACCAATCATAAATATTGGGGTCCTCTGACGCTAAGAAACGAATTGGTATTGCGGGCAAAACAACAGCTTGTGCTACCTTATCTCCGGGTTCCAAAATTTGTACTTCTGAACCAACGTTGTGAAGATTCACAAAAACTTCGCCCTTGTAACCGCTGTCCACCACACACGCCCCCACCAAAAGTTGTCGCTTGTGGGCTACACTCGATTTGTTTTTTATCTCCATCATATAGCCGTGCGGGACTGCAAAGGTGCACCCCGTTGGAATCAGGACGCTTTCTCCTGGTGCAATCTTGAAGAGTGTCTCGGACTCCTCGCCGGGAGTCCAACGCAAATCTAATCCAGCGTCGCTGGGGTTTGCTCTAACGGGGGGGAAATCCCTCCCTCGTAACATATGGTATTGTAAAATCATTTTAAATCCTTTCTGGGCTTTCTGAAAATATGATATTAACGTCCGTATCTTCTAGATACTTTTTAAGATATTGTTTCCACGCCTGCTCGTTTCCTGTTTGTATAAAAATACGATCGTCGGTGTAGGAACGCAAGTTCCACTTTCCAACTTCTCGTAGGACGTCTACTTTGTTAATGATCAAATCAGTAACCCCGTTAACGATGATTGCTTTTCTCAGCATTCTTGCGTCAAGCCAATTACACTGTCGTGGGCGCCCAGTTGTGGAACCATATTCATCGCCAACCTGTTGTAAAAGATCGAACGCGCGGCCGTTGCCATGGAACTTCTTGGACCCCACATAGGTATCATAAGCCTTCGTAACCCCAAATACTCTACGAACTACTTGAGGTGGAATACAATTTAAAAGTGCGCCGGCCGTTGTGCAATGACTTGAGGTTACGAAAGGATAATCTCCCCAGTCAATGTCCAAGCCAAACCCTTGTGCGCCCTCGCAAAGAATCCACGGATCTACTAGTCCATTATAAAATTCACTGTATAAATCAATAAGATAAGGACTGTTCTTTAACTCGGGAACATCCTGCGCCCGGGTGCCTGTACGGTCATACTTATCCCTATAGGCGGGCCCGTTGCCTCGCTTGGTGGTTCCGATTGCGCTTTCGCGACCATCCTCTTCTAAGTGTGCGCTAGTGATAACGTGAGTGTTTTTGGCAATAAAAACAAGACCCGAAGTTTGAACCCCACTCTCTTCTAAATCAGCAATCTCGTTTTTAAACTGTTCAAGATTTACGACACACCCGGGCCCAATAATAGATCGTATTCCGAAGAATACTCCAGCAGGTATATGGTGTGTTACAAACTTCTTGCCCTTGTGGTAAATGGTGTGCCCCGCGTTACATCCTCCATTAAAACGAAGACAGTGGGTATACCCCCCCGATTTGAGTAGGTGGTGAGTTACTTTTCCTTTGCCCTCGTCACCATAAGACAATCCTATTACTATATCAGCTTTCATTTAATTCACCTTCGATCCTTTCCATCATTTGGTTAAACATATCTTCTCTTAGTTCACAGCCTTTAAACTTTCGTCCTGTGTTGGCTGCAGCAACCGCGGTTGTGCCGGCACCCAGGAAAGGATCAATAATAAGATCTCCTTCGTTGGAATGCTTTTTAATTAAGGCCTCACATAAGGACAAGCTCTTTTGGGTAGGCATAATGCGCCACTTCCCTCCCTGAATCGGATACTCGTATATCGCGTTATCATATTTGCTGTTGAAGGTGGGACTTCCCTTTTTAACTCCCAACAGCGCTATCTCTCTACAGTTGGTGAGGTAATTGCGACTGCTGTTTAACGGTTGAGGATTTGTTTTAACCCATTCAATAAACCTAGGTTGCTTGAATTTGTGACATTCCATCATTTCCTTAAGGTAAGATATTTTCCAGATATCAAAGAAAATAATACAAGTGCCTCCAGGACGTAAGACGCGATAGAATTCTTCCACGAACTTATCCATTGTCTGCATCGTAAATTCTGAATCCCACTTACCATAATCAGTACGAACAGCATATTTCTCTCCATAGATAGAACCATACTTAAGATAATTTCTTTTGGCATTCTTTAAAGCTTTGAGGCGCTCTTTGCCCGGCGCGTAACCACCTTGGCGCGCCCACTTTTTCCACTCTGTGGCAGTCTTGAAGGCGCGCCACTGGGCTTCTGTGCGCATCTGAAGATTGTTCTTTTTTACGTTATCGACCCAATCAACCCACTTATCCATTCCCGAATCGCGGGAAGTAATATAAGGAGGGTCAGTCAGCACCAAGTCGATAGAATTATCGTCGATTGTGCGAAGATACTCAAGACCTTCCATGTTTTGTGGTGGAAGAGTGGCCATTTAAAATGTCACGTCTATTACCCAAGGAGTTTGAATCTCATCCTGTTGTTCCAACTCAGTCGTGGGGGGTATCAGCAGCCGGTCAACTGAGTTAGGGGAGACCCCACTATTCCACTTACGAATCTTATCGATACCTTCGATACGCTTGGCGGGAAGCTTAGAAACAGCCGATTCGTTAAAGCAAGCTACCACTACAACTTCATCAACTTCGTTATTTACATTTTTCTTCCACTGGGTGTTCGCTGGAACATTGGTGTGGAGTTCCTTGAAGGCAGTCACAAAATAGACTGCTAGTCGTTTCCCGTTTGGCAGCAGCACTATCGTTCCGGACACTTCTTTACCGGGTGTTAAAGGATTAGTAAGGCCATAAGGATTAAACTTATTGAACCAGTCTACAAGGCTAGTGGCTTTATCCCAGGTCTTGAGCTTCTTTGCTACCTGGGAGATATCGCGTTTCGCTATATTCCAAATTCCTTGAAACTTTCTCCCTCCATAGCTGTTGGCATACTTGTCCACCCAGTCTTTAAGACACTTTCTCTGTTGGGCCTCCTCCAGGTCTTCAAAGTCTGAAGGGGATCCAAAAACCCCCTTTCGGACCATCTCCTTTAGGCTGTTGGCAACGTCTTCTTTGGTTGCGGCGACGGCGTGGGAAAAATTGGTGTTCTCAATACCCTTTAGTTGTTCAATAACAGCGGAGGATTCATCCAAAACATAACCCCAGATGTGTCCATCTTGGTTACCCGGAATTGTCCCACCCTGCGCTGCTGTCTTAACCGCAGCACGGAACCTGGTGTGGCCCCACACCACCCTGAATTTTTGACTAGTCGGGTTCCATTTCAGCCCAATACCGTTTTCTTGACCATTTTGTTCCATGTCATCTTGCTTCTCGGAGACAGAGGAATCTTGAGAGTCTTGAATACGCATCTGGTCTTGTGAAAGTCTTTCGATATCATCCAAAGGAATCTCATACATTTTCTCACGATGGGGCTTGCCATTAAAGATCGTTCGTACAGGACAAGTCTGCTTCTTGGGCTTATACCTCGCGAGCGGAGGCGACACCACGAGGGATGTAGGATCTGAGGCCACTTGTAGATGTACCTGGTTCTTTGCTTTTGCTGTCATTACTTTATCTTCTTTCCGTTCTTAATAATTTGAACTCCGCCGTTGTTTTGTATATCTCTCCACGAAACGGTGGCACTAAGGCGTGGATCTTTCTTGCTTAAAACTGTATTAAACTTCTTGCTAAGCTTGGGTTCTAGAATATCATATACCTTCTGTCCTGTCAACATCCAAGACTCCATTAGCCTACTTTTTTCAAAGCGGTTGAAATAGTGCTCGGGGTACTTCACGATCTTCTCTTCAATGAGATAACGCTCCTGTTCTTCCCGTGTAGGCTGCACTGAGATACCTGTGTATGCGCCCTTGCAGTTCTTGGCAATGGTTGATTTATATTCTACTTCCTCTTTCTTTTGGTTGATAGCATCGGCGCCTGAATAGTCCGGAGCAATTTGGTGTTCCAGTACAATTGCTGCATAAATCTCCTTACTGCGCGCGTAACTAAAAGGGTCGCCCCATTCTTGTTCTTCGCAGAGTCGCCCCATTCTTTCATAAAGGTATTTGTATTCTTGTTCGGGTGTCATATGTGCTGTATCCGTATCCTTATAGTATCACTTTCTTTAGTGAGTGTCAACCCAATAATCTTAAATTTCTTCTAATGGATCGTGTGGAAAATCCCCACGCCGGATCAAAGTCTAACTTGCCCATATATGGACGGTTAATGTGAATCCTATCCTTACCCTCTATAATACCCCAACACCGGAACTTTGTCAACACTGAGTTAGAATCAATTACTGCAACAATCCAATAGGGCTTCCCATGCTTTGTTTTCTTTTTAATAACTTCGCGCGGAATGAACCACACAAGCCCAAGTTCTGGGTCATAATCCGAAACCGGCGGCACGTAGTAGCTATCCAATCTCTGTCTGACATCCTCAGTCATCACTAGATGCATTGGAAAAATACCGGTTAGTGTTGTAAGATTATCAATCTCTTCTTCGTTGGTGAAATCGCCTTCGTCCTTATAGTTCTCGATGTTCTCAAGGAACTTCTTCTTGCTATAGACGCGATCAACTGCTACAGCAGACCAGAAGTGCTTACGTCCAGTGAACCTCTCATCGATTAGTTTATTCAACGCCCCAGAACGAACGAGTACATCCAGAGCCTTCTTGTTCAACTTTGAATATATAATGTCGTCATGGAAGAGGAACTCCTCAATATCGTTAAATGGTCGGTTGTTAACAATTTGTTCAATTGCTGCGTCTCCCAATCCCTTCAAGCCCGCCAAAGGTTGTACCAAACGCTTCGGGTTGTCGGGATCGATCTCCCACACGAACGACGACGTATTAATGTCCGCCTCCACAATCTTAAAGCCATTAGACTTCGCAATGTTGATAGCCTTCTCCTTGCGCTTCTCTGGTTCCTTATCAAGAAACGACGCCATCCACTCAACTGGATAGTAGTTATAGAGCCACGCGCACTGGAACGAGATTGCCGAGTATGATACTGCGTGCGACTTATTGAAACCATAGCCAGAGAAGTATTCGAACCTCTCCCACATATCGTCGGCCTCGCTATGGCGGATCCCTTTCTCAACGCACCCATCGATAAACTTGGTGCGGAGCGCTTTCTTTACTCTCGCTTCCTTCCCCGTTCCCTTCTTGGTGAGTACCTTCCTTAGCAAGTTTCCCTCATCTAGGGTGAGTCCCTTTCCTAACTTGTGCGCCAGGAGGGCAATCTGTTCTTGGAAGATAAGGAACCCGTACGTTTCCTTGGTCACATCCTTCACGTGCTCATTAATGTAATCGATGTTGCCCGGGCTAGCCTTTGCTTGAACATATTGCTCGTGCACATTGGCCGACAGTGGGCCGGGTCGATAGATCGAAGTGATGGCAGAGATATCAATCAAGGACTTCGGCTTTGCGTTCGCACAGAATTCCTGTGCCCGCTGCTCTGTGAATTGAAAAATACCCGCGAAATTACCTTTCTGAAAAATGTTCTTGTATACTTTTTGATCGTTAAAGTCAATTTTGTCAGGATGCAGATGTTTGTTGTAGAACGCCTTTACGTCCTCAAATGTGGGGTCTGGATTATTATGGTGTCGCTTTAAAATGTGGCGAATTGCGCCCTCGATCATACGAAGTGTAGACAAGCCCAGCAAATCAAACTTAATGAACCCAAGAGGCTCCAGGTGCCGAACGTGCTGGCCCTCCGCCCACGGTGACTGGCGCACTCCCCCCGAACTAATGATTGGCATATGCTCGTTCAAGTCGTCGGCAATCAGAACGCCCCCTGCGTGACGGGAGCAGGAACGAACCTGTCCAACCAGCGCCTCGACGTGTGTCTTAATGTGTGGATACTTTACTAGGTAGCCGCGCAGGGATGGAGACAATTCCATTACTTCTTCCCAGGTTGGAGCGTAGACGCCCGCCTTAATGCCGTGTAGTTGCTTTGCTGCTGGTGTTGCTTCTGCGATCATAGAAGAAGTAACTCTGTTAACTTCTCCGAACTCCACTCCATAAAACTTTGAAATATCTTTAATCAAAGACTTAAGTTGTAGTGTGTTCCAGTTTGAAATTGGAATGACCGAGTTCTTGCCCCAGTCTTCCATCAGCATTTCCTTGAGTTCCATCGGCTCCGCAACATCATAATCAATGTCGGGGTAGTCCGTCGCATCCTTGCGCAGGAACCTCTCGAAAAGGAGTCCGTACTTGATTGGGTCAATCTGTGTGATGCCTAGCACATACGCAGCCAGCGAACCAGCAGCAGACCCTCGGCCTGGGCCAGTCAACTGAGCCTCATTGGCCTTGTCGGCGATCGCCTTCATTGTCAGGAAGTACTTACTGAATCCTCGATCCCCAATAACATCAAGTTCCTGTTGCAGTCGAGTGGTGTACTCTTCGTTCTCGTGGAGGCCGCGCTCTCGCAGGCCCTCCAAAGCATAGTTCACCAGTGCTTCCGCATCTGTGAATCCCGCGGGCACCACAAAGTCAGGTAGCCTTACGGTAGTATCGGGGACAAAAGTCTCAATCCGATTGAATGCGATGTTGTGTGTTTCGGTAATTGAATTCATTACCAAGTCATCGTCGTATTCCATTCCTAGGTTCTCGGAGTATTGCTTATATGATTCCCAGATTTCATTTCCATTCTTAGGATAGAGTTCATAACCGATCTCTTCTACGCCCCGGGGCAGTTCCGTATTGTCTTCCGCCCACGCCGGGGTTCCCTTGCCTAGCCAACCTAAGCGCTTATAAAGCTCCCGATCCTTCCAAGCTTCGCGATTGGGATAGTGGCTATCCACTGTTGAAATTAATGTAACATCAAACTCCTTGCATACCTCGATGATGTGCTGGTTTAGTTCGTGTTGCTCTGGAATGTTATTCCATTGGAGTTCCCCGTACCAACGGTCACCAAAGACCTCCACGAAGCGTCGAGTCGTTTCCCTCATCGCCTCTCTCACAGCCTCTGGGCCCTCCTCACGGTTCTCCCAGTAGTTGCCAGCATAAGGGCCTCCCAAGCAGGCAGACGCAGCGATGACGCCCTCAGAGTGCTCAGCGAGCATCTTATAATCTACACGTGGGTAGCGATAGAAGTTCTCCTCTCTATATGAAGCTGAGATTAATTTGAACAAGTTGTTAAGCCCCGTCTGATTCTGTGCCAGAAGGACGAGATGTCGTCGACGATTGATAACAGACTTGATGGCTTTCTTGGAGGCCTCTTCATCCTCAACGGTTGCGCCGGAGGTGTCGCCCTCTTTTGCCAATGATTTGGCGAGCTTCGCGTCTTCTTTAATACGATTATAATCCTCGCGCCACTCATCAATGGAAGGCAAGAAATATGCCTCGACACCATAGATTGGCTTAAATTCTTTTCCTTCGGCCTTCATCTTCTGCCAGTGTAAAAACTGGTGTGAAAAGCCATTCATATTCCCGTGGTCCGTCAAGGCGAGAGCTTCGCCTCCGTTCTCATAGCAAAAATCCATATGCTCATCTGGATACCCAATAGCATCGAAGATTGAGCCTGCCACGCTGTGGGCGTGTAGCCCCACGAAAGGAATCTTTTTATCTGTCATTTACTTCTCCCTCTATACATAGTTTTGGTTCCAGGACGCTTAGTTCTTTTTCCTAGATCCGATGATATAAATTTAACATATTCAGCCCACGTTGTCAAGTCATAAAACTCCTTGATTTCTAATTCATAGCCCTTGGGGCCGTCGCCAAAAACGTCTTCCAATGAAAAGCTGAGCGATTTGCGTCTTTCCTCCGGAGGAAGCTTCTCGCTTGGCATTTCGCCCGGTGGGGGGAGTTTATATAAAGCTGCATTTGTGGTTATCGTTCTTTTTGCTCGACGCCATTCTTCGGCTTCCAAGACGAAACTAATGGGCGCCCCATCTTTAACTGTTTTTCCGTTATGTGAAAAATAAAATGGCACATTCTTTTTAAGAGTTGATTTATACTTGTATACTTCCCTAGGGTCAAGGGCACCCATAGGGAACGACACATAATATTGATCAGGCTCGATCCAGCGACCCATTTTAATCATAACCCAATAGGCAACGTTAATTCCGTAAATTATAGACCAAGAATAACAATCTACTTTGTCTCTATGCCTAGGATGAATCGGAACATAATAAATTGGAACTTCTTTGTGCTTTTCATTACCAAATCGAATATATGTGCCGCGCTCAATGCTCTCTACATCGGTTGCCCATTCACCAATTCTATGCTTAATAAGAGGAGCTATATCATCATTGGCGACAATCCAAATAGACGAACAACCAGCGTGTAAACACTCATAGATAGTTGCCTCAATTGCTGTATAATTGGACCCCACCGGAATCAAAGAGGAGTCCCATTCCATACCAAACTCTGTATTCATGCCTGCCACCGGAATGATTGCAGGCATATTCAATTTACTCATGCAGAACTATCCGTTCATCCAGAGGCCCCACCACATTAAACGAAAATTCATTTTTCGCCGAGTGTCTGAGGGAGTGACGGAGCTTAAGACTACGGCCGTTGGGTTGTTTGATGTTCCTATCGCGTAGCTTGCGTTCTACCAGAAGACGGACGACCGTTTCAGAAAAATCAAAATTTATAATATCTTCATCGCGCAGCACACTCTTAGTTATAATGTCTTTAAAGTCCCCCCCCGCATTGCGATCGATTCTGTTTGATGTTACAAATTTTATAACCTTAAGGAATTCGTCGTGGAGAAAAATACTGAGATCCACTCCCAAACGCGAGCCCTGTACGATGTCAAACATGTCATGGACTATATGATTCTCAACAACTTCTTCCACATTTAGATTGGTAAAATTATCTACATCGAAAAGATGAAGCTCCTTAAATGCCAGCAGCACCTTAGTATTATTTTTGGTTATAATCTTAAGGTGCTCGTCTTCAAAACCTAGACTCTGAACATCAAAGGGAATTGGCAACAGAGACCGCATGCCCAAATCAAAAATCCCCTCATACCATTTATGCTTCACATCTTGGTATCCCACAAAATAGTGAAAGGGGCGTTGCTCGCTATTAACGATTAAAGGATAGCCGTGCTCTCGCGCAAACGAAACTGCCTCCTCTCGCCAGCCCACCACAACATTGTCCAGCGTATATCTAAGAGGAGGCAGTTCCATTATAGTGCTAGTATAGCACCGATGAATGGTTAGGTCAAGGGATTATTTATTCTCTGTCTTCGGGGCTGAGATAATCTTTTCCTCCGCCCGCAAAATACTTCCGTGCACCCTCGGGGTCGACGCCGGCCGCTGTCCACTCTTCGTCGGGCTCCGAAAGGGCAGCGGCACGTCGCGCGACCTTCTCCGCAATCGCATCCCCAAGGTTTTGAAGAAATGCATCATCCACCGGGGGTACCTCAGCGCCAGGCTTCCACCCCACCGAATTTAAGAAGGCATCCGCAATCTGAAGAATCGCCTCTCCGCTGTCTTCGATGTAGGCCTCTTCTAGTGGGAACGAGATCTGCTCATTAAGGAACTTTCTCCAACTTTCTGTGATTAACTGGTGACTTTTAAAACTGGTATACTTGCTCATCGTGGTATCTCCGCGTATTATAAATAGTCTAACTATCCGATAAGATACCGATTACGTGGTTTTCCTTGATGACGGTGAAAGTCTCGCCGTTATGCTGGATGTCTCGGAGCATATGTGCCTCCACTACGATCTGCAATCCGGTGCCCCACAAGGTGCCGTTTTCGCCTGAGCAGTTGACTACCTCAACCACCGCAAATGGGCTTTCTACCGCCCGGTAGTCCTGGGGCAGCAGGATGCCGCTATCTTCTGTTTCGGTGTCCTCTACTGTTCGTACCGAGAGGTAGTTATTTACTGGTGTTAGTGTCATTTGTTTTCCTTTCTATCCACACTTTGCAAAGCCGCAGTTCCTACAGGTCACGCAGCCTTCCACATAAATAAGGCCTTCAGTTTCACATTCCGAACAAGTCTTCTCGGTGGCTGTCTGGCCATCGGGAATATAGTTCTTTAAAATGCGCGAGATACACTTGGCAAAACTGAACATATCACTATCACGATCCTTTTGTAGTTGCTCAACTACGTATTGAATGTTGGATCCATGGCGGAGCCCGAGTGAAATCATGCGGGTGAAGGCTGAATGATTAGGATTATCAAAAACTTTAACGAGATCCTTTATTACTACTGTATCACCATTCTTTCCAACTTTCAAGTCATAAATAGAATTAACTGTTTTACGTGGATTTTTAACTAGAATACCCTCGGCCTTGTCGCGAGGGATCTCGATCAGATTTGAAAGACCGCCCATAACTTCGTACGGTTTCCCACCCATCAAACCAACAACGATAATCCACTTCTCTCCCTGAATAGTAGTATGATGAATATTACAATCTAATTCAATGGGGCGTTTGGGGGCACGATGTTGAGGAAACGCCCCACCACCCTCTGATTTCGGAGCCACGAGAACACCACTGCGAGATCCCTCCACATACACTGTAAGTCCTTTAAGGCCTCGTTTCCACCCCTCAGTATAAAGGGAACCCACCACTTCTGGCGCTGTTCCCTTTGGGAGGTTAATTGTAGAGCTAATGCTATGATCTATATGCCGCTGAATTGCTGCTTGTACAGCAATACGTGCAAAACCGTCGATATTATCTGATTCCATAAAAAAATCAGGGATTTTAGAGTTTTTATCCGTTTGCAAATTTAGCCATTCCTGAACATTGTGGTGTAACACTTCATACTCCACCCATTTGTCTCCCAAGTCGTCCACGAAATCGGCTTCGAGGTGTTGTTCATTATGAGAGAGTTTGCGGCGCCGAATATAAGAATTACGGAACACGGGCTCTAACCCTGAAGAAGTCTGGCTCATAATTGATACGGAGCCCGTTGGAGCATTTGTAAGAATAGATATGTTGCGGCGACCAAAAGTCTCAATTTTTTTAGAAAGATTTTTCGGGAGCCTTTTTATATATGAGTTTTCTTTCTCCTGTGGCCAGGAGAATGCCGGGAAGGCGCCGCGCTCTCGGGCCAAGCATACACTTTCCTCATAAGCGGCGTTACGAACAGTGGCATAAATTTTATCAATGATTTCAATAGCTTCGGGCGAGTCGTATGCTAGGTTGAGTCGCGCAATAGCATCTGCCAAACCGTGAGTACCTAGGCCAGTGCGGCGCCCGTGGTAGGCGGCATCCCACAACTTTTCCCACAATTGTTTCTCATCTTTACTGTCGGCTGCAGCCCTAATTTTATCTAACTTTTCCAGCTCAAGTTCTACCAGGTTATCAGAGAGACGCATTCCTACAGTTGTTATTTCTTTTAACTTATTGAAATCGAACTTTGCTTTCTTCGTGAAAGCGTCTTCTACTAAATGCTTGAGATTTAAGGAGATTAAACGGCACGAATCATAGGCTGATAGCGGTATCTCCCCGCAAGGGTTCGTGCAAATCGTTTTAAATCCAGCATACTCGTGCGCCGGCAAATTATTTATAATATTGTCCCACATTAGAAGCCCAGGTTCGGCTGTTTTGGTGGCAGACTCAATAATTTCACTCCATAACTCGCTGGCCTCAATTTCATCAACAAATTCCGGGTCGCCGTCGACTGGAAACTGCAGTGTAAACGATTCATTATTCTCGACAGCCTTCATAAAGCTATCGCTTATTTTAACCGAGACATTTGCGCCCGTAACCTTCGAAAGGTCTCGTTTCATCTTGACAAACTTAAATATATCGGGATGACGGACGTCCATAGAAATCATAAGAGCGCCGCGACGTCCATTTTGGCCAATCATCCGACAAATGTAAGAATAGAAGTCAGCAAAACTCCAAGCACCAGTGGTGGTGCGCGCCGAATTATGTACAGGCGCTCCTTCAGGGCGAAGATTAGAAATATCAAGACCAACGCCACAACGACGTTTGAACAAATTAGCCAAATCTCTCCCAGTATCGATAATAGACGAAACATTGTCTTGAGGGCTGTCAACCACAACACAATTAGATAAAGATACATTAACGTGATCATTGCCAATACCCATCATCGGGGATCCTTGGGGCACGATATATTTAAAATCTTTCAGGAAGGAGTAAATCTCATTTTCAGTAAGATAAAAATTTTTGCCCGATTCAAACCTGTCTTCTACCCTTGCAAACTCTTTGGCAATGCGTCTGTGCATGTCGTCTGGAGTCTTCTCAATAAAATTACCCTTCTTGTCGCGCAAACAATACTTGGTCATAAAAACGTTAGTGGCCAGTTCGTCACCATTAAAATATTCAAGAGTGGCCTCTCTTACGCTGCTTTCTTCGTACATCCCTATCCTCCCTTACTCTGCTTAAACTTTTTATACTTTTCAAACAGATCTTCTTTTTGTTTCTTAGCACTTACTTCCACCATTCCGGCTTCTTCAGATGGCTCAAGCACCTTAATACATACATTACTCGTATCCATAAAAAGCGGAAATACTAGACCATCGGGGCCATTCCGATTCTTGGCAACGAACATTCGTCCACCATTAATATTTTTATCTTCTATCGTACGAGAAATAGTAAAAATAAAATCTGCAATGAAGCATTTATTAAATGCCTCAGAAATTGATTCCATCGTAATGACTTCTGCGTTTAGTCCAGACCGATTAGTCTGGGATGCTGTCCACACTGGAGCCTCGTATTCTGCGGCAATACCGCGTAGTTCTTCATAAATAGATTCGAGTTCGTTCCTCTTCTCTTTTAAATACCGAACTGGGCGAAGTAAATCGCCGTAGTCAACGATGATCATATCTACTTCAATGCTTCTCATCCGTAACTTTTCTAAATGATTCCGAATAGTTTGAGTGCTGGCAGTCTTTGTGGGATATTCTTTTACAATAAGTCTGCCTTCAATGTCCTGTACCTCTTCATAAATTTGTTCTTTAAAGGCGGCGAGATTTTGAATGGGAATTTTAGTAAGGCACGAATCATAGCGAGAAGCTACCACCATATCTTGTAGTTCTAGGGTGTAATGAACCACCGTCTTTCCCTCTTTGAGAGCCTGTGTACCCAAATGAACAAGAGCCATTGATTTCCCGGCGCCGGTAGGCGCAATGACCACACCCAATTCTTTTTGTCCCAAGCCCCCCTTGCAAACATTATCAATTAGGTCCCACCCAGTTGTAGATGGGTTGCGAAAGCGAGGCTTAAAGCGTTCCTCAAAATCCTTTTTATAATCGTAGCCCTCATCGTTGTTCATACCAAGTTTGAGCGAGTCATTAATAACCTGAGAGATCTCATCAAAAGATGAATTCTGCAGCAACCCGATAGACTTAATCATCGCCGACTTTAAATTCTGTTTCTTACAAAAGTCGAGGGAAGTATCTTTAATATATGCCACGTCTGTGAGATCTGTAATTTGACTGCGAACATAAAACTCGCGAGTTTGTTTTGCGGTAAGCTCGTTTTCGTCATCAAGTTCCGAACGAAGGATAGTTTTCATAATATCCCTAGAAGGATGAACTTCATACTTCTTACGATAATCAAACACCTTGTTTAAAAATAATTTAAGATAGTTTAACTCTAAGAAATTTACATCAAGCACTTCTTCAATTTGATCAGCGAACGCTCGATCATCGAGGATCACCATACACAGCTTCTCTTGGAAAGACTTTCCGTACTTGGAAAAGTTTACAGGCTCACCGTTCAATTTCATAGCTTCCCTCATGGCTAATAATACTAGCTCCTAAGTGCTTTGTCAACACAAATTCTATTCATTGTTGCGTGAAGGTCATCCCAATTAAATACGCCAAAACCATCCTGGTTCATCATACGAATGACCTCGGTTTTGTTATAATCATACTCAAAATTATCCAGTGTATAATGTACCTTATCCCGACATTGTAAAGAGAGCGCCGGAGCACACAGTTGCATCAATTTATAGTTCTCTATAATTACATCTCTATGAGACAAAACGTTCGTGAAAAACTTGGCTTTGGAGTCGCTTTTGAGACAAAAATCAAAAATCTCCTGCAATGTCACGTCCTTATCCTCTTTGAGAAATTTTAAGTTTTTTGAAATACTTTTCAGGCCTGCTCTGGGAACACCCTTAAGATTATCGGAAGGGTCTCCGGCAATTGCTCGGGCCATCGCAAAGTTACGAGGATGGATATCAAAATCCTCCACGATGTTCAGCTTGTTGTGAACCTTCTTTTGGATGGGTCGAAACAACACGGTTTCATCATTGCACAGCTGAAGAAAGTCCTTGTCGCTCGACACAATTACCTTCTCCCAGCCCTTGAGTTGCTCGACTTGCGTAGCATATGCTATGACGTCGTCGGCCTCCACTTCATCAAAGCGGAGTTGCACGACCGGTAGTTCATTAAGGTATTCCATAAGACGCAGTTGTTGCCACACCATATTGGAGCGCTGTTGTTCGTCAGTCATATCGGTTTGCCGATTGACACGAATCGGCTTTCTTCCTGCCTTATAATTCTTGTTTTGTTCGCGGCGCTTTCTGCTGCCGCCCGGACCATCCCAGATAATCATTACTGTGTCTGGCTTGATGTCTCGACAGAGCTTCTGCAGGATGCCTAGGAAGCCCTTGAGGCCACCGATGGGCTGCCCGTGAGTAGACAGGCTCGGGGTGACGATAAACGCCCTGAAATAGGCGTTGAGGGCGTCA